GTAAACTGGGGTTATGTCGATACCGCGGAAATAGTGTTTACCACAACTCTCGCGGAACGGGCCAGTCGCGAAGCTTAACTGCGGTGGTGGCCAGTCGGCTCCACTGCACCTGCCTCTCCGCTATGAAATACTCCATAGTGGAGCTGAACCCCATTTCCTCAGCGACGTGGGTCACTAAGTCTGCTTCCTCATCCCACTGGTGTTTCAAGGGTACGCCTTGGCGAGCCCTCAATAACGCAGCGCGACCATCAACTGACACTGGTTTTCCAGCGTTCATTTGATAATAGCGCACGCGCCAACCAGTTACGCCGTGTCGAGTGTTACGGACATGACGTGGGGTAGCCTCGGTGAAGTCGGAATGGATACCGGCCTTCAACGAGAAACTAGCAGGAACCTTAAGAGATCGAAACTCCCTTGGTATCCTTTTAGTCAGTGCTTTGATCACATGGTTAATGCGAGGATCGCAGATACCAGTCTGACGAGCAGACCAATACCGGAGACTATTCACACACCAATAGACCTCAGCCAGCCCAGAGAGGGCCTTTTTGCAGTAAACTGGGGTTATGTCGATACCGCGGAAATAGTGTTTACCACAACTCTCGCGGAACGGGCCAGTCGCGAAGCTTTTATCGAGATTGAGTGAAAAACCACAATACTCAAGGAGCTCAGTGACAAAACCCGCTGCTGCCGTAGGGACGATGAGATCGTCACCATAGGCAAGCACTCGATTATCCTCGCCATCATAGGAGTCAACTACCGCACTAGCCAGAGCCCAAAAGATCAGGGTCTCTAGCTCGAACGTGAAGCCGTTTCCCATGCTACTGAACTTCCGGTAAGAGTGTACTCTACCGTCAGCGTCTATCCACCGCTTTGACCGCAGCATATCCAGCGCCTCGAACCAATCGGGCGGGAGCAAGCTCCTTACGATTGCAATCGAGATTGTATCGCTGGCTGCTTTGAGATCTAACGTGGCATAGGAGCCAGTTCGGCTCCCTAGACGCGCAAAAACCTGGTTCCAGGATTGGTCGTTGAGATTAATGCCTACGGCTCTCAACTTCCGTCTGATGACCTGGCCGACGCCGAGTTGCATATGCATGTTCATGCACGGCTCCACAGCAATCATGCGATCAGTCTTGGCGTTCTTAGGAACAGTCTCGACACGGTTACCAGGTACCACCCTAAGCCAATTGCTCGGCTCATGTGAGACAGTTTCGTGTAGGTGCTCTCGCCAACGTGGCGTAGAAAAAATAGCACATAACGCGAGCTGGTAACTCTCAGATGTGACATCAAGCGTGGCTTGATACTTGTACCAAGGATCTCCTTCCACCCGTTTGCGAGCCGTTGTGGCCCCGGAGGAAAAACCAAAAAACTCAGCACACTCGTTCCAACTAAAGTCACCTAAGACGCTCGCTATTTTAAGACGAGCCGCATGAAGTAGCGACTCGCCCGATACACCAAGAGTAGGAGTATCGTAGCGCGCTTCTAGGCGACGATTGGTACGCTTGCACTTCGCTTCCGATTCGTAGAAGGACAACCAGGCCGCTTCTTTGGTGTCGATCCCAGTATTCAGGGATTCGCACTTGCGGAAGAGGTTGACGGCCATCCAATCGAGGTAGACTTTCTCAGGACAGCTGTACTGAGAGGGGTCAACCTCGAGATCCAAGAGGGGAAGGTGAGAGTTCTCACCTTTCCTCTTAAGGATTCTACTAACCTGACGGAACTTCACTGTGCCAAAAGCATCAGAAAGGAGGTCCGCCAGGTGGGAGAGAGGAACAAAAACGTCACTAGGCATAACCCTGCGAGGGTTGCTGTGATGCGTATCCAATGGAGCGCTCCTTGGATTAAGTTAACGACGCGGTCGTAAACAATTACACGGTGATCAGAGGGACCTGGGCTCAATACATCGGCTCAAGTTTCTCGACCACCGTGATGACCGCTGCGTTGGCGAGCAGGTTAGCCGCAAGGACACGGAGGTTCTTGCGTTCCTGCTCCAACGAGCGCTCGTGCATCACGAACTCGATATGAACCGAGTTGGTATAGTCGAGGGCCGTGCGGCCGTCGCCATCCACTACGGTTTCAGGGATCGAGATGCTCAGCTTCGCTTTGTACATCTCACCATTTCCAACCGGGGAGCGCGAGCTCACAATGAGCGTGGGGAAACCAATCGGTACCCCAACTCGTTCGGCCAGTTTCGCAACTGAGCCGTCGGTGGTTACAGGAGAAAAAGCGTGGGCGACTGGAGTCGCCTCGCCATCATTGATGGTTACCGTGCTAATAGCAGGCATGATTGTGTATCCTTTAGAAATGTTTCATTTGAAGGATGCCCTGAGTAGTGCCAGCGCATTGAGCGCGTGCATCACCGAAGCCGGACTCTTGTAGTACGGCACAGGGAATGGAGGTGAACCGTAGACATATCGTGTCATGCGGAACGAGTCTACATGAGCGCCAAAAGCGAACGACTTAACGTCACTCTTGTACGACAACAACGACGGATCCACGACTTCAAGGATCCCCGACTTCTGCCCTTTCGACCAGAAAGTGTAGGAACCTCCCTTAAATATCAACCCGGTTGTCGCATCCAGAGCTGATAGCCAATTGCCAATAGGAACCGCCCAATCTAGCACAAAGCTAAACGGGACAAGCTCCCAAGCAACAAGATATGGGTTAGTCAAGCCCATGCTGGTGGCTAAATTAAGGGCCGCCAGGTCGAGGCTGTAATCCAGCCGAACAGTAACACCGTAGGTTCCGGTAACCTCGTACTTGGGACGAATCCCGTACGAAGACACCGAGCCGATTTCCGTAGACGGAGCACGGCGCCACACGTTTTTCTTCGCGTGGATCTTCGGGTCAATGCCCTTGCTCATATCCTGGTAGATGCCATAAGCGTCGCCCAAGAGTGGCAACCAACCATATTGCAACTCTAACCAACGTCCAGCAACATCTTTAGACGAGCTCTTGAAACCCGGATTTGACACCCGGAGAGCGCGACAAGCTGCTGCCCAACGCCGGCGCTTCGCGTGGCGATAAGCGGTAGAGAGCTGCAAAAACGTACTCGCTAGAAGGCTACAGGATTTACCAGCCTCAGCCATCCACACCCCATAGTTGGCTTTTGCGCCTTTCAACTTGACAAGGCAACCAACCTCGGCTTGATGCAGCATGCTGCTATCAGGCCAGGGCATAGCTAACGACGGAGTGGAAGGAACGTTCCACATACCGTTCGCATACGGATAAACCGTCTGCAATTGGTAGACTGAAACGTTTCCACCCCAAGTGCGATACGTAGCGCCACCGTACCAACCTGACCACTTGTGGCGGGTGACGTACCAAGGCGTCGGACTGCGGTATCCGGTTTCATCCGGAACAACAGTCACAGGAGGGGTCTTTCGACTGAGAGAGTCACTCTGGTAAGTGACGAGCCCATGGTTCGGGTTTTCCGTTGTTGTGTGTACGCCTGTCGCGGTATTCCACGACTCCCAGCGTACACGACGGTAACCTTGGCGATTGGACACTCATCCTCCTTACGCGTACCACGTACGCGGCTACTCCTCGGGAAGTTCGAC